AAAAGAAATGGCAGAACATTTTCTATATTGGATAAGAACTTCTCCTTTTGGAAAAAAATATGGTGGTCTACCATTTTACAAACTATTTACCGCCGCATTCAATTGGGGTCTACATAGATATATGGATTCGTCATTAAAGGGTGAGTACGAAGTACTAAAAAAACAAGCAGCTGAAATGGCAAAGAAAAAATAAGGATTACCAATGATTAAGTTGAAGTCACTTTTACAAGAATCGGATTATCAAGTATACCACAAGTCATTTACTGACGCAGCAGACGCCGCGAGAAAATATGCCGAAAAACGCGGATTCGAAATCGATGAAGATGATTGGCAAACTCAAGTTGCATTGGGTGGTAAAAATTTAAGGTCAAGACCATCCGTGGGAAAAGATACTCGGTTTACGGTAGGTCTTGTTAAGAATGGTAAACCACAAAGAAAAGCTCTTAACTTTCAGGTATATGGCATGAAGAATGGTTATGAGCTGAACGCATATATCAATTAAGGGGTTCGGATGGACAACAAAAAATATCTTGAAGAGTTAAGATTATTGGGTGAAGAAGTTCAACAATTAGAAGAAAAAAATTGCCCTACTAATCCATCAAAATGGTCTTACTATAAATCACAGGCAAAACAAAAGTTCGATGTATACCCATCAGCATATGCAAACGGATGGGCATCTAAACAATACAAAGCAGCTGGTGGTGGTTGGAAACAATGTACGGGTGAATCGGTAAACGAAGCATATGTTATTTTTTACGCTAAGAAAAAAGGTGATAAACCATCTCAAGCCGCATATAGAGATAAAGATATGGCAGTAAAGTTTGAAAAGGATTTGAAGAAAGATGGATATATCACAATGATGGTTAATAAAAAAATCAAAGGCGTTGATGAATCAGTAACTGAAGATGAGAACGACCCACAAGAAATCAAAGTAGGAAACTACCAAACAAAATACTTCCATGTATGTCCTGGTGCATCAACTCTTTATAAAGACATTGAGTCTAAAGGTGTTGATATGGATATGGCAGAAAGAAGCGCAAGACTACAAGACGCACTATTCTTTATTGAAGAGCATATCCAAAGAGATGGGTATGACCCTGAAAAAGATTATGTAATGGTTGCTAAAAACATCGCTAAAAACATTATGAAATTGGCAAAAATGATGGACCTTGAAGAAGAACACAATTACATCCAAGGGCATATTGATACTATTGAAAAGGTAGTAAATGGTGAATCAGTAAATGAAGGTAAAAAATCAAAAGATGGCGCTGGTGTTAGATATGTAATGGCCATTCATAATAATGTTGAAGATATTCATAAATTGGTGTCTCGTGAGAAAAAAGACCCTAAAGAAGTGATGTCTGCATTTGCTACACCATTACTTAATTCGGTTAAATCCGTATTGAAACACAACTACAAACCACATCCAGCTGACTCATCAAATGATGATAAATTAAAAGTATTCATTGATGAGGTTAAGAAATTTGAAAAGATAGTAGAATTACTTATAAAGAGACCATCAAAAGCGGGTGTAAAGAAATTAGAAGAAGCTTGGAGAAGTATCTGGAATCACAAAGGTGGTGCTGCAATTGGTATGAATGGTCAAGGACCACACGCCGATACCATTATTGAATCAGTAAACGAAGCAGCAAGTAGAACTGCAATGGAAATTGGTGGTTTGACTGGTATGAACAAAGATGCTATCCAAAAGTTTGTTGATGATAATAAACTGGACATTGAAAAAGTATACCAATTTGTTAAGAAAGGTAAACTTGCTGATAGAATGAAGTTAGTATCTGCAATCGCAGGCAAACCTAACAACCCAGTTCAAAAGAAGATGGTTAAAATGTTTTCTGAAGGAATGGTTGCACCAAAACAAGGGCATTATTACTATCAATTAACTAAAGATACTCCAATCAAATATATAAAATCTCAATCCAATCCATTGGGAGCTACTGGTGTTCTATGGCACAATAATGATGCATACATTGATGGTAAAAAGGGAGCATATCTAATTGATTACTTTGGCGCTCTTTACTATGTTGATATGAAAAAGAAAGTCGCATCGAGCGTTTACCCATTAAGAGACCAAGACAAATTTAATAAAAGTAGTTTTACACAAGTTGATAAGGCACCGGAACATTCCGATTGGAAAAGATACATAAAGGAATCGGCAAGTGAAACTTTGAGTAAAGGTAAAACAAATAAATCTCAACTCAAAGAATTAATCAGAGAAGAATACCATAATGTAAAAAACTTTATGGAAGAGAAGTATGGGTTTACTCCAGAGTTGGGTAAGGTTATAGATAATCCTTATGTAAACGCATTTGCTAACGAAGGTGATGAGTCAGACGCCGATATGGCAGTAGACCAATTGGAAACTTCAATCAGAAAAGCACAACAACTCATTGACAAATTTCGTGGAAAAAGTAACTTAGAACCATGGGTTCAGTCCTTAATTACAAAAGCAGAAGATTACTTATCAACTGTTTCTGATTATGGTGAGATTGAAGAGTATGATGTGGAAAACTACCAAGACATCCAAGAATTTGCTGAGTTCATGGAAAATTACAAACCATCACTTAATGAAGCAGAATACCAAGGTAGAAAAGTAGAACTTGGTAAGATTATGCAAGGTGATGTTAAAAAGTTTAAAGTTTATGTAAACAATGACAAAGGAAATGTTGTTAAAGTAAACTTTGGCCAAGGTGGTGGCGCTAAAGGTGGTACGATGAGAATTCGTAAAGATAATCCTGAAGCGAGAAAGTCATTTAGAGCAAGACACAATTGTGATAATCCAGGTCCAAGGTGGAAAGCAAGATACTGGTCTTGTAAGAAATGGTAATTCATTAAATTTATTCCCATATTTATATTGGAACAATTAGTTTAACAAAAAGAGAAAATTATGAAAAATTGGTTAAAGAAAACTTGGAATTGGTTACTTGGTAAAACTACTATTGATGAAAAAGTAGTTGAAGTAGTAGAAGAAGCTAAAGAAAGATTAACTGAAGTTAAAGAAGAATTTGCAGAAGCAAAAGAAGCGGTTAAAGAAGCGGTGAAACAATCTAAAGATGTAGTAGACGCTGCAAAGGGTGGTAAGAGAAAAGGTCGTAAGCCTTCTCATAGAAAACCAACTCCAAATAAAACTACTGCACAAAATGAAACTCCGGCAAAAAAGACTACGAACCGAAAGCCTCGTAGAAAGCCGGCTGCTAAAAAATAATGAAAAAATTAAATCTTTCTCAATTAGTTATTTTATGTTTGGTGGGTGTGTTAATCTTCCAACAATTTTTTATGGCCGATGGTTATAGAAAAGAATATGAACAAATGTTGAGAGAGAAAGAAGAATCGTATAAAGTTGAAATCGATAGACTAAATAAAATAAACGATTCTATTTTTGCAGTCAATAAACAACTAATAGACGATATTGGTACAATAGACGACAAGATTGCAGAGAAGAACGCACAATTGTCTAATTTGAGAAGAAAATATGCAGAACAAGTTGATAAGCTTGATGATATGTCTGATGACGAGCTTTCCACTACTTTCGCAAACACTTTCAAGTGATTCGACAATAGTAGTTCCAAAGCAAGCAGTTAAGAACGCTCTTATTATGAAGAGTCAGTTCGATACTTGTTCTATGGTATTAAAAATCACACAAGAAAAAGTTGTATTGTTAGAAGACAAGTCTAACAAACAAGAACAACTGATTTTAAATCTAAACGATGTGATTGTAAACAAAGATACAATCATTGCAGAAAAAATTAACATCATTGATTTAAAAGAAGACGAAATATCTACTTTGAAAAAACAAAAAAGAAAAAAGTTTTGGAGTGGTATTTTGACAGGATTTACAACCGGCGCTAGTGTGGTTGTAGTTTTACTTTTATTATAACGATGTATGCCAGATTTAAGACAACTAATAAAAGAGGAGTGGGTAAAGTGCGCTAAGGACCCCGTATATTTCTTTAAGAAGTATTGTTATATCCAACACCCCCACCGAGGAAAAATCCTTTTTAACTTGTATGAGTTTCAAGAGGGGTTGATGCATAATATCAATGACCATCGTTTTAATGTAATCCTCAAATCACGACAATTAGGTATCTCTACACTTTCAGCCGGATATTCACTCTGGCTGATGTTGTTTCACGAAGACAAAAACATTTTGGTAATTGCAACTAAACAAGAGGTTGCAAAGAACCTTGTAACGAAGGTTCGTTTCATGCATTCTAACTTACCAACTTGGTTAAAAGGTCAAACCGAAGAGGACAACAAACTATCACTCCGATTAAAGAATGGTTCGCAAATCAAAGCAACATCTGCTGCTGGAGATGCTGGTCGTTCTGAAGCATTGTCTCTTTTGGTAATTGATGAGGCTGCATTTATTGATAATGTAGAAGAAATTTGGACATCCGCACAATCAACACTTTCAACAGGTGGTGGTGCTATTGTATTGTCTACACCAAATGGTGTGGGTAACTGGTTTCACAAAGTATGGTTACAAGGTCAAGCTGGAGAACAATGGCACCCAACCGAACTCCATTGGACTGTACACCCTGATAGAAATCAACGATGGAGAGATGAACAAACAAAACTCCTTGGTGAAAAGGGTGCAGCCCAAGAATGTGATTGTGACTTTATTTCATCCGGTTATACAGTGGTGGAAGGTTCTACATTACAATGGTATCAAGAGACTTATGTAAAAGACCCATTGGAAAAGCGGGGGTTTGATGGTAACTATTGGTTATGGGATTATCCAAATTATTCTCGTGATTATGTAGTCGTAGCCGATGTCGCTCGTGGTGATTCCTCTGACTATTCAGCATTCCATGTTTTTGACATAGAAACCGTAGAACAAGTTGCGGAGTATAAAGGTAAGATTGAAACTAAACAATATGGAGCATTCTTAACTTCGGTTGCTTCGGAATGGAATAACGCAATGTTAGTGATTGAAAACGCAAACATTGGGTGGGCTGTAATTCAAGAAGTAATTGATAGACAATATCAAAACTTATATTATTCGTATAGAGAATTAGGTTATATTGATGATGATGTTCATCTCCGTAAAGGTTGGGATTTAAAACGAAAAGATGATATGGTTCCTGGATTTACAATGTCCTCAAGAACACGACCTTTGGTGATTTCAAAACTCGATACTTATATGAGAGAACGAACCCCAATCATTCACTCTAAGCGATTAATTGATGAGTTATTTGTATTCATATGGAATGGTAGTAGAGCCGAAGCACAACGAGGTTATAATGATGATTTAGTGATGTCATTCTCAACTGGATTGTGGGTTCGTGATACTGCATTAAAATTAAGACAACAAGGTATGGATTTAACGAGAACAACATTAGGTCATATCGGTAAATCAAATACAGGTGTTTATTCAGGCAGAACCGCTGGACAAAACCCTTGGGTACAAAAAGACCAACGTGGCAACGACAACGATTTAACTTGGTTACTTTAAATTTGGTAGTTAACTTTATTTTTTGTATATTTATACTTTGTAGAACTACACACTTTTAAGTGAGACACTAATATGGCAGATAAATCTCTTTTCGGTAGGTTAAAAAAACTATTCAACACGCAAGTTGTTGTCCGTAGGATTGGTAAGGGTAATACTCAAGCAATTGATACCCAACGATTACAATCCCAAGGTAACCTTCGTGGTTCATCATATTATGATAGATTTGGTAGATTACATACCACTCGTAGAAATTGGGAAACATACAACAACCAGTTTAATTATCATTCAAACAAATTAGAATTATATACTGATTACGAAGCAATGGATAAAGATTCCATCATTGCTTCAGTTTTGGATATCTACTCTGATGAATGTACCTTGAAAAATGATATGGGAGATGTACTTCGTATCAAAACTCAAGATGAAAATGTAAAGAAAATCCTTCACAACTTATTTTACGATGTTCTAAACATTGAGTTCAACCTATGGGCTTGGATTCGTGGTATGAACAAGTATGGTGATTACTTCCTTCACCTTGATATCGAAGAAGGTGTTGGTATTGTAAATGCATCACCAATGTCAGCATATGAGGTAGAACGTGAAGAGGGGTTTAATCCTGAAAACCCATATGAAGTAAGATTCAAATTAGGTTCTATGGGTGCTGCTCACGGAGCAAGTGTAAATAAGAATGCAGAGTTCTTTGAGTTCTACCAAATTGCACATTTCCGTTTGATGGCCGATACAAACTTCCTACCTTATGGTCGTTCTCTATTGGAAGGTGCAAGAAAAACTTGGAAACAATTGACTCTTATGGAAGATGCTATGATGATTCATAGAATTATGAGAGCGCCAGAAAGAAGAATCTTTAAGATTGATGTAGGTAATATTCCACCAAGTGAGGTTGATAACCATATGAGAGGTATTATTGACCAGATGAAGAAAGTCCCTTACCTCGACCAAAACACGGGCGATTACAACCTCAAGTTCAACTTGATGAATATGTTGGATGATTACTATCTTCCAGTTCGTGGTGGTCAAAGTGGAACTGAAATTGATTCTTTGAGCGGAATGGAATTTACAGGTATTGATGATATCGAATACTTGAAGAATAGAATGATGGCAGCTCTTAAAGTTCCAAAGGCATTTATTGGATACGAAGAGGGAGTTGAAGGTAAAGCTACACTTGCACAACAAGATATCCGATTCGCAAGAACTGTCGAAAGAATCCAAAAGATTGCTTTGTCCGAGTTGACTAAAATTGCAATCGTTCATTTATACTCACAGGGATACGAAAACGAAGACCTTGTAAACTTTGAGTTAGAATTGACCAACCCATCTATCATCTACGAACAAGAGAAAGCGGCTCTTTGGAGTGAAAAAGTTTCTTTGGTTCGTGATATGAAAGACCTTAAAATGGTTTCTCAAGAATGGATGTATAAAAACATCTTCAATATGTCGGATGATGAGTGGAAGTTGGAACAAGCTAAAGTTATTAGTGACCTTAAACTTGGATTTAGACAAACTCAAATCGAAGATGAAGGTAATGACCCAGTTAAAACAGGTCAGTCATTTGGTACTCCACACGACATTGCTTCAATGCATCAGAATTCTGATGATGAAGGTGGTTCACCTGAAGGTGGATTTGATGGAGCAGGAAGACCTCCCGAAGGTGGAACTTACAAAACCGATGCCGACCCATTTGGTAGAGACCCGTTAGGTCAGAATACTGACATTAAACCAACGGCAACCTATCACAAATATAAAAACTCACCACTCGCATACGAGAGTGCTGCTGCTTTGAAAACATCTTTAAAA